TCCAACATTAACGGTTTTATTAGAAGTGCCATCAAATACGGTACATCTAAATCTCCTATTTGTTTGATCGTAAAAGAAAATCAATGTTCTACCTAAAACATCATTCCATTGCACTATCTGGCAATCGTCTACAGCGTCACTGGCAATGAATAGATTTTCTATGATCATAACCCATTCGTCACTGAAATCTATGTTAACCTTCGGCACTGCTTGAGTTAAGGTGTTGGTTAGGTCAAACTGAGAATAACCAACGGCAGGAAGATATAATTTACTTGTATCAGGCCATACATAAGCTGTTGAACTTGTTCCATCTGCTTTTATCTGTGAACTTCCTGCTACATCTTCAGTGATTAACCATACCGTACCATTATCTGATATAATATTTAACCCATCAGTTTGATTTGTTACAAAATCAGCTTTACCTAATCCGGTAGCCTCGTAACTTGTGAGTAACATTGTTGAATAATTTGTTCCTATATCCTCATTCGCTATAAAATGCTCGTCCATTGTCATCGTGCCAGTAGGTGTAAATGTTGACGAATTTTCAACTACACCATCTACACAAGCCTCAATAACTTTAGTGGTGGAATTCCAAGTAAATTGACATTCATTAAAATCTAAACCTGTCATATCTACAGAAAAGCCGTAATTTATACCGTTTGAGCATCGAGCAAAAAATCGTAACTCTGCACTAGTGCTGAGATAAGATATCGACACGATAGCAATACTGGATATTGATGACTCATGCCTGAAATATCTACTATTTACATTTTGCTCTGTAAATATAATATTAGCATTCAACGTTATATCAAACCCTGTAGCGAACCAATCTAATGTTTTGGTAAGGTTTGACGCTGAATCGCTTTCCATGTGCATAGGGGCGCGATACACAAAGTCTACATCCACATTCTCTGAACCGTTGAAGTATGTTGAGAAGCCGCACAATGGGCCTACTCCACCAGATACGCTAAACGGTTGATAGATCTTACTACCGCCCTTTTTCATTACGTTACAACCTAGAAAGCCCATTAATCAACCCACCTTTTTTTACATTCTCTATTTAGGTTATCACTGTATCCGGCCTCTTGATATGCTATTCCCGGCTTAAAATAATAAGCTTTATATTTTGGATTATCATCTTCATTCATTTCAGAATATGCATCGACTAGACATAAATCTGAAGGCTTTTCGAACTTCTCTAATTGAGATATCCACGGATCAAACATTGATTTTTTAATTACGATAGCGTGACCTAAAACAGCGCCACTAAGTAACCTAAACACTCTATCGCTTTCAGTTTTTGGGGTAGCATGAAATGCTCTTGCGCCTAAATACAGCACATCACAATCACCACCAATAGATTCACCTTCAACCGCCTTCATCGGGTCTTCAGTGAATCGTACATCATCCTCAAATATCGTAATGCTATCGAGTTTATTATCAATAGCCTCATCAAGGATATTAATGATTGTCTGATTAAGGGCTTGATACCCACCTATAAGTCCATGCTCATTATCGTCTATTTCTGATCCGTCAACAGCAATTACAAACTTAACAGCCATGTTATATTTATCGAATTCAGCAGAAACAGATTCTTTTTTATCTTTACTTTTCTCAAGATTAATACAAATCATATTTTCTAAAATCATACTATTAACTCCAATATTATTTCACTTCCATTGGAGGGCGTTACAGGGGAGGTGATTCTCGTAAAAGACCCTACAACCGTAGTTATAAACGGTGTCCAAGATGCGCTAGTTACGGTGAACACTGCCCAGTTACTGCCAGACCAAATAACTATTTTTTCACCAGCCGCCAAATTGAACCATACGGGCTGATCGTTTAGCCCGTTCAGGTCATTATCTTCTATGTATATCGTGGTGGAGTTAGTGAACGTAGCGTTATTTCCTTGTACCTGTGTAGGACCAACCGCTCCCGTTGTTAAGGTGCTAAACTCGTAATTGTATTTAAGATCGGTCTTATCGTATCTTGCGTTTGTCCATGGTATAGAGTTGCCAGCTACTATTGTGTCGTTATATTTAGATTCGTATTTAGACTTAACCCTATCAATAACCTCCTCTCTGACAGCATGAACAGCACTTTGCTTATACCTCCATGCACCGGCATCGTAATAGCAATTATAAGCAACCCCATCAGTGCCAGATTCGTCAGTATAAAAAGCAACGCCCCCAACTTCGATAACCTTATATGTACTATCCCACGGATACGAAGCACCTCCAATGGACATATGCCCAAGTTCGTTATACATAAAAGAGGGGATTGACGACCCACCAAAAAGGGCTTTGAACCTATCTTCAAGTGGTGCGGCTGGGTTACTATCAATCGTCTCTTTGAAAATCTCAGCAGTTGAAGCAGGATCGGGATCTTCCGTTTTTACAGACCTCTCAACATATGGGTCGCCCGCTGTATCGTAAGGGAATGGTGCGATATCGTAACGACTTCTTCGGTGATTTGCTGTCCCGCCCGTGTTTAGTGCAGAAGATACACTCGCAACACCTTGACTCGCACTACCCATGGAAGTACGCCCAGACCACATCACCATAGAACTTTCATCTACGCTCATGCCTGATCCGGTAGACTCGTATTGTGAAGTCACATTCGTTGCTAGGTTGAATCTACCTGATTCTGAGTGCGAGTACCTAATCTTATAATCAGGAGAGCCAACGTATCCGCCGTAAGCACCAAATCCCGCATACCCCCCCGTTATAGGCACATAAAAAGATATTGTTATTTCGCTAACGCCGGCAGACGTAGGAAAGTTTACTCGATAGTCTGCCATTGCATTCGGTAATACAAAATCACCCTCACCACCGTAAATATTTTTAGATGATGTAACAAATGCGTTAGTTGGGTTTGTTGCAACAATCAAATCAACACGTTTGCAAAAGATATCGATCACTAAAGGGTTTTCTAAAGCGGCTGTAAATTCTGCTTCATTTGTGACCACCACGAAAGCACCACCTGAACCGGCAGAACTGATTGCATCAAGGATTAATTGATCAACCTTGAGAGAGTTATAATATGTTGTAAGCTGGTTTGATTGTGAGCGATAGGATATAGTTGTATTTGCGGCTACTGATGGATCAACCTGTGTTGTTAATTGTTTTAACCCTGTAGCGCCTGTCGTGGCCTCGTAAACTTCAAGATAAATTGCTTCGCTCATTATACACCTAATCCATTTGTTTTAACGTTTGACGGGTTATTACCATCCGATTTAACGTTACCCGGGTTATTACCATCGCTCCAAACATTAACCCTATATATAAATATATCAAAAGGATGTATGTCATAGGCTATTTTATACTCAATTCTGCTTTCTTCTATGTTTAATTCACGCTCAACTATCCAAGATTTTCTTAAAATTCCGTCTGTAATGAATTGATCCTCTATACCTACAAAAGATAATAACTCATTAGATAGGTTTGTGGGGTTAATTGGAACGTGAACCTTACCAAAAGGTACCGCTCTATTCCTGAACCCAGATAGACCAAGGATAAAAGATAGCGCCTCACTGGTGCCTGTACCGTCAGAGAAGTCAGTTTTAATATACTTATTCTCTATTACGGTTTGACTATCTCTGTTTATGCGATTTCTGCCAGCCTTCAAAGATTGCCAGCATGAGAAAGCTTGTTGATATTCTGAAATATCAATACCTTCAGTGCACAAATCGAAATCAAACGTACTTAAATCTGTTCTCTTTATTCTCACTGTATTATCATAATTACCGGTAGATTCATTGAAATTGAAATTCAGCTCCATATCTGAATAAATCTTAGTTACATCACCCTCAATAATTGGGCTTAAATATGTAAATCTGTTTGCTCCGGTTTCCGTATAGTCAATATCTGTTGAGGATTGGCTAAACACGATACTCTTTGGTAGCCAGTTTTCTAATCTGAATTTACCATCTTGACCGGGATACATGCACAAATGTTGAGTAATAAGCATATCACTTAATAATGCGTTACCTTGATTTTGCTGTATAATCTGGTGAGCTAAATTTCTAACAGGATTATTAGGGAATATATTAAAATCTAGTTCAGCCTGAGCAAATGAAGCTGAATCAATATCACCTGCTGTTTTATCATAATACTCAGTTAACATGTAGTCGATTGTATCTGTAACCGTTTCAATCTCGTTTCCGGGCTGTACGTTTTCTCCGTCACAACCTATTGAGATATCACCCCTTAAATCTCCACCATATTTAAACCCATAATTTATAGGCGTGTACGCTGTTGGCTGTGTTGCACTGCCAGCATTTGTAAGAACTTCTATTTCTATTTTAAATGTAGATAGAGCGTCAGCATTAAGAAAATCATTCATTGTGAATGTTGATATATCTTCGAGTATTAAGTCCCCGAGAATAACCTCGGTATCTATGCCTATCTGATTAAAGTGTATGCTTGATAATTCAATAGATGTATCTACAAGAGTCAAAGATCTACTACCGGCAACAACAACACTCCTAACTAATCCAGATATTTTTATATTTACCGTTGCTAAACTTGGTAAATCATTAAATCCCTCTAGTAGCAATTTTTCCATAAAGAATATTAATTTTTGCTTTTTCTCTGCGATATCATTCATGTCGCTAATTGATACGGCCGGTAAAATTGCATCAATCTTAAACTCTGCCGTACCGGGGGCATACCAATAATCCTCAATAAATGTATTTACAACAGGCACAATTGAAAAGCTTCTTATTGAATTCCCCTCACTTACACTTGTTACGTCTACCTTTTGAACACCTTCGGCATTTATAGACCCCTCATAATCTTCTGGTGAAGATAAATTAAAATCAAAATCTTCTTGAGATACAGTAAGTGTCTTTTCATTGAAAGAACTCAAAGTATCGTGTATTTTTTGAACTTCTTTCTGGCTTAATGTGTATGTGTTTAAGTAGCTAACGAGCCTTATTATTGATAAGTTCTCTGTCGATCCTTGGTTTTGCTCAAACACTGAATTCAATTCTGAAACGTCTTCGTTTACATATACCCAATAGTCGTTAAAATCAACGCCATTAGTAATCTTCTCTATAGAATATACTTTAAATATTTTACCTGATCCAGCCCCAAGAGAAACCTCTATATACGTCTGTGTACCATCCGTAAGTTTTGTTTCCCACTCGCCAGACGAGTAAACCTGTATTCTTATTTTATTTTTAGAATCATCAGTGTTTAATACTACTGAGTCAACAGTGTCATAGTTAAACCCGACTTTTGCCGTATATATACTCTTTATTTCTTCATCGCTAACGAGCTTACAATTGAAATTTTTATTCAAACAGATAGGGATTTCTTTTGACCCTACTTTTTCCTTAATCTGAGTAACCAAATCAGCGCAAGAAAACTCAACCTCTAACTCACTGGTAGCCCTTATAGTTTCGACAACGCCCGTCCACCATTGATACCATGTTGTGACACCTATATTTACTAAGCCGATATAAAACATTACTTTACGGCCCCTAAAATACAAGCCGTCTTGCTGTATAATTGTGGATAATGTTTGATTAGTTACATTGAACCCGAAAGAATCGCCAGAAGATAAGCCGCCACCATCGAGTATATTTATTTTACTGTTTGGGTTTCTGATATCTGTTAATAAGTCTTCATCACTTAATAAAGTCCATAACCCGCCAGATATGCCCAATCCGACATTATCATATAGTTCGCTTGTATCTTCAGTTTCACCAGTTTTTGAAGCAAGCCCAGATACAGAGCCGGTAAGACCCTCAAGAGTATAGAAGAAGCCGCTTCTGTTCCTGATCTTTATATAGCCATCAATAAGAGCGGTATTCTCTACAACGACAGCAGAGGCTCCGCTATCGTCTCCATTTACCACTTCATTTACTATAAAGTTTGCAGTAATAGAAACCGGTATTCTAAGAACATAACTCTGTATATCCTCGATTTCTATTTTGTATCTCAATTCCTGATTATTAATAGCCATTATGCTTTAACCAATGTTAGGGTAGCAGTCCAAAATTTAACACTAGTTTGCCTAAATGAAAAGGCCGTTGCTATAACGCTAGTACTTAATGAATTTAAAAATAATTCAATATTTGTAGTCGTTATAATGAACGAATCACCACGCTTTGTAGATAAATACTTTTGCAATTGAGCTAATTCATCACCAGTTTGATTGATCTCTATGGTTGCTGTCTCGGCGTTTATCGTATCGCCTGAGCTATCAACTCTTACCATGTTTCCATAATCGCCCTGTGTAGTGGCTGAGAATGGCCTTTTGTGGAAGCTTATCAGCCTATTTACTGGTAATTGGTAAAATAATTCTGGAAGTATAGAAGATACTGCACCATCATAAACAACCGGCGAAACTACCTGAACTGATAACGGTATTGTAACGGTAAGAATATCTCTAATCGGGTAAGATACATCATTTAAAATATTACATGTAAACACTGAAGTATGATCAATAGCAGGGCCGAATATCTTTTCACCCTCGGTATCAATTGTTATCTGTTTCTTCTCTCCATTCAATGATGTGGCAATCAATTTTAAATCATCAATATCACCAATGATTGAAAATGAGCAACTATACTTATCTGAATCTATACCTCTGTCTGAGTTCAATATGGACTGACTGAAGGACGAATAGAATTTTATAGCCCTAAACCATGCCGGTTGATATGACTTCTCTATGTCTACTGTATAGGCTGTTAAATCACTAAAGGTAATTATCATATTATCGGCTCTGGTCGTTGGTTTCTATCCTTAGATATGCCCCTATAATTCTCTATTGCTTGAGCTATTTTGTTAGGATCTGAACCTATGCCGGCGTTGATTGTTATGTATGTGTGTCCACCGTTTCCATTTACAGCGCTCAATAAATCAGAATTGCTAACGCCGCCAAGTTGAGCATTAGTTTGAGCATCAACAACACGTTCTCCCCTTGATAACATTGCTGGGACTGAATCGCTTCTGTTTGTCCCTGCCCCTTGCACATACTCTGTACCATCTGCAAACTTAGCTCCGTTTACTTTGGCTAATTGTGCGACACCAGAGGCACCGACAATACTAGCCCTTATAAAGTCGAATGGAGGTAATAGTTCGAATGACTTCTGAATACCTATAGCGGTGCTTAGAATTATCTCAGCGCTCGCAAGAGCTTTACTTTCGCCGAATATAGTTCTGAATGAATCTATTGCTACTCTGGCGTCACCTTCATTTAGGCCTCTTTTAAAATCTGACGTAGACTTAGCTATGTCTTTTTCATTCTGAGAAGCCCTAGACCTTAAGGCCCCTTTCTTTGCCTCAAACTCTTGTTGCTCTAAAAATATCTTCTTCTGAAAATTTATCTCATCTTCAGCTTCCTTTTCCAAAAATTCAAACTCAGCCTGTGCTTCTCGCTCTCTCCTTTCGTCATTTCTTATATTTTCGTTCGCTATTTGTTCTTGTAATTTAGCGTCAGCTAATTGATTTCTTTCATTGGCTGTCTTTTCAAGCTCATCAAGTCCGGATTGCTCGGCGACCCTTATGGCCTCTAAGCCTTTTGCTTTTCTTAGGTCTTCCTCGGCTTTGATTCTCTTTCTTACCGTTATTATTCCTAGCTCAGCCTCTATTCTCTCTTTAAGTAGTTCACCTGTTTTTTCTTTAGAAAAACCAAGATCAAATTCCTGAAGTCTTTTTATGTCACTAAGAACCATGAATTGTTGTTCAAGAGATCTGTTCTGTATATCGGTCTCTTTAGCTTTCTGTATTGCATCAAATTTATTTTGAGACTCGAACAATACGCTAACGCCAGCAAGTACGCTATTGAATGCCTCCTGAGCACTTTTAACTACGCCTAGTTGTGTTACATATGATTCAGCGTTATTTGTAAGTATAGTCCATGTTTGAGAAGATGTTTTTTCAATTGTCTGGAACTCTTCATTTATTGCTATTGTCTGATCTTGAATCGCTCCAATTATCTTTGCTGTAGTTAGTTCACCCTGAGTGCCTAACTCACGTAAAGCGCCAACACTTACGCCTAGACCATCCGCTATTAATCTGGCGACTCTCGGTACTTGTTCTAAAACAGACCTAAGTTCATCACCCCTTAAAGCTCCCGATGCTAAACCCTGTGATAGCTGAATAATTGACGCTTCAGCCTCTTGGGCGCTCGCTCCGCTTATTATAATAGCTTTGTTTAATGTTTCGGTAGCGTCAATTACTTTCTGATCTGTTAAAAATAATTGCTCTGTAGCTCTGTCAAGTCTAGCGTATAAAGTTACCGTAGCTGCAAATGATTGTCTAGTTTCATTTGCTGTTTCTAATAATTTTCGTTGTACAGAGTCAAGATTGCCACCCTCGTCAATTACTAGCCTCATTTGAGACCTTAGTAAACTGTATTGATCGGTGAGTTTTATGACTCCGGTTCCCAGCTTAATTGTACCGGCTATCGCACCCGCTATACCAACAGTAGCAAGAAGATTAAGTGACTTTGTAGCCTCTTTAGATCCTTTTGATATCTTATTAGTTGCCTCTTCACCAGACTTTCCAAGTTGCTTAAGTGATGTTACAGCGCCCTTACTATCGACCTCAATTTCAATTCCAATTTTCTTAGCCATTTGCAACTCTATTTATTTTGGCACTAAATGCCGCGTTATCTTCTGTATCTGTCTTTTTTAATTCATCAATAAGACCGACATAATAATTTATTAAGCCGAAGTAATCAAAAAGAACTTTTGGTTGATCAAGGGGTGAGCCGCTGAAGGGTAGTAAGTTTTTATATTGATATGAGTCATACAAATACCTTAACGTTCTAAGTTCACCTTGGTAGTAATGGCTAGGGCATCTCTTAGGGTGCACCCGACCTTTACCCTTACATTTGCGACACTTCTTATCTTTACAGCATGGAATATACCATTTTTTTTGTTTGGTATTAACCCCCACACACCCCCATTCATTGGTTGATATGCAAGTGTGTGAAGTGCCACCTATTATAGAGGCTAATACCTTTACTTTTCCACTTCAATAGTTTCATTTATAGATACTATCTTGTTGGCTATCTCTTTAATCACATCCCATGATGGGGTAAACTTCCCGTCTACATCAGAAACCGATACAATACCTAATTTACAGATACCTATATCATATTTCTCACTATCAAGTGATATGAATTTCTTAGTCTTCTTATGGAGAGTTGAGCAGTCAAGAAACAGCTGTCTAAACTTTCCGTGTTCTTCAAAATCAAACACTTTAAGAGTATAAGTCTTCTTATCGTAAGCCGACTTATACTCTATATTCATACTTTTCGGTGGCACTAATTCGAACATATTTTATCCTTTAAATACAAACAATCTCAAGCTCTTCGTCGTCCTGACCGGTGAGCTTAAATTGTAGTTCTTGTTTCATGAATCCATCTTGATCTGATGGTGTAGCGTTTTCAATTTTAGAAGTAGGAGCGAAGAACCAAAACGTGTTTCCTTGTTCTTGACCATATCGCCATTCAAGAGATACACTATCACTATCTAACCAATCGAGTGTAAAATCCGCATCGGCATTTGATGGCGTATCTATTCTTATTGTCTGAGTTGGTACACGTCCAGTTACTACAAAGCCCTCAACTCCACCAGCGTTATTTGCATCTCTGCGAGCGGGCCTGTTAATTGCCAAATCAGTAGTATTTGTTGAATCTACAACGGGAACAAAGCTTACACTCTGATTAACATAAGTTAGCCTACCGTCTTGGAACAATGGAGGTATAGTTTCATCACGAACAATAGTACTCATTGAGCCATCACGCAACCATTGAGGTATGCCGGTATCTTCATAGATAACGCCTGATATCTCATAGTTAAGCTTAGGTATTCCGCTATCATCAGCAGTGATCGTAAGTGTAGGTACAGCGTTGTACATTTTAGAAATGAGTCCATCTTCTTCAGCCTGACAACTTAAGCGCTCACAAAGATCTGAATTAAATTTGTAAGACCACCCGTAATCGGTCTCAACGCCTGTAGCAGTTGCACTACCTGATATAGACCCTGTAATAGTCTCAGAGGTAAACCCGGGGGTTGTAACTGCAACTATAACAACAGAATCAGTAACAGTAGTAGGTACAACAACACGACCAACACCAGTAGCGCCACTTACAATCTCATTATGTACAAACGGAGCGGCAATAGCACTTACAGGAATGGCTTCAAGCTTTGTAGGAGTTAATTGAACGGACTCTAATAAATCATTAAAATACGGGGTAGTTGTACCGTCAGTATAGTCATCACCATACATTTCTGATACGCCCGTCATAGTTCCAATCTTCAAGACTACTAAATCAGCTTCAGTAGTATAAGACGATTTGAGAATGTCTCTCGCAACAACCTCGGGAGTCAATTGAGCGACAAACCCAGCGTCAAGCCTGTAATCATCTGTTGTTGCCGGCTGATCAAATACATTGGCCGACTGCTTTTTGATCAATAGATTTTTTATTCTGGTTCTTTTTGCTGTACAGGACATAATGTTTTCCTCATTGTTATTAATTAATTTAGGCTAAACGCCTCTAAATAAATTGCCAGTGGTTGTATTTGTTGCTGTACCGGCGTCTATTTTGCTTCTCGCATAGGCCGCCAATGTCTCGAAATCAGCTTGATTCCATGTTGTGCCACCGGCCGCACCGGCCGTTAAGGCGTGACAATAAAAAACCAATAGGCTTTTTTCTGCAACAGCTTCGTCTATTGCGGCAGTTGCCTGAGCTATACTAGTTGTATTTCTAAGATTCATAGACCTAAGTAAATACGGTTCAGCGGTAGGCCATTGATTAGTATACGCATCATTGTCACCAGTGTAACGAGAACAAAGGCAATAGTTGCTTATTAGGTCATTAATAGCATTATATTCTTGATAGCTCTTTCCTTCTGGATATATGAAAGTATCCCAGTTGTAAAGCCCGTTAGCTTGCATTACATCAACACACGAAAAGAAATCCGTTTTAAGCTCTTCTAGGCTTGTAGCACTTGCCCAGCCTGAAGGCGCGCCCCCGTGGTTCGCTATAGACCAACCGTGTTTTTGTGCGTATTCATACCACTCTTTAGTTGGGTCACTACCATCTAATTTTGACCCGATAAAACCGACCTCACCAATAAGACCGTATTTGCTCATCGTAGGTAGTTCGTTATCAACTAACGATGCATTACCATCGTCCCACTGAAATACAATCTGAGCCTTTTCCAACTCGCTCTCATAAAATACAATCTGGTCAAATGTTGCATTTGGTGGTGACCCTATTCCTGTTCTGCTTAATAATTGAATCTCGATAGCGTTTATTGCGGAAAAATTAGGGGTTCCAACTGTGGTAATATTGTTCGTTACGCCAGTGGCAAAACTTGCTTCAACATAACAAAAGTTATCACTATTTTGTGAGTTCCAGTACATCCTTCTGGTTACATTAATATCTACATAATCAGTAGGTGACGAATAAAGTCTTATAACTAGACCGTTACCAGTGTTATCAAATGCGCCAACATTACTCAACTTTGACCTGAGTCTTACAACTCTTTTAGTTGATAAGTCGATAGTGGATGAAAGTGTTTTTTTAATAGTTGCCGCGGGGTCATCCACTACAGCTGTTAGTTTTATAGAGCCAAATCCAGCGAAACTATCAGTAGGTATCGTGTTTGATATTGCCGATCCACTAGCACCAAGTTCCCATTCATCTGGTAGTGCACCTAGAGCTTCATCAAAATTAGATAAAAGTAATTTTTCCTTAGGCTCTGGTGAGATGTGCTGTTTAGCCCTAACCTTCGGGTATTCTATATTATCCAAGGAAACGTTTGATAGCTTAGATGCGTCATCGTCAGTATAGTCATTCTCAGACAATTCTTTTCCGGCAACCTTATCTACCTTTAAGTCAAATTCTGTTTGCTGTGTATCAGAAATAGGCTTATTTACATCGCTAGTATTATCAACCTGATCAAGCCCAACGTCATTACTATCAAGAACAACAGCGCCTGTCTTCCCCGCAACGCTAGTTACAGAGGCCGCAGAGTGATCATAGGCTAATGAATTCCAAGCTGTGACACCATCGCCAATCTTTCTCTTTACTTCAGTAGTATTAAGCCCATCGGTTTCAATCCCTAATTCGCCTTGAGCTAAAATAGGGTTTGCACTTGTCCAGCTTGCCGCTGTATCTCTTCTAAGTTGTATCTTATTTGCCATTACGCAAAGCCTCCATCAATGGTAAGCTCTGGGTCGAATATTTCCGAAGCATCGCCGCCGTCTATTATACTTTCAAATGTTGGGTCAGAATCGCCACCATCAATATTACCTATGTAGCCTACAAAAACCTCACACTCTCTATATTTGATGGTAGTATTTATATTTATACCACCATAAACTTCTGAATGATCATTAGTATTTGCAAGCTGTGCAATGTAACTGTCTATCATAATCCAATCACACCAATCGTTAGTATTTCGATTTTTGTAAACTAGATTCTTAATCTTTCTTAATTCTACATCACCATCTTGTTCTAGATTTTCACGTCCAGTATTCAAGATTACATTTAAGTCTATTCCAGCTTTTTCAATAAGGAAGCTCAAAGGGCTACCCTCGTTGTCAATCTCTTCTATCTGTCTACCTAAACAGATAATAGGGAATTTACTTGAATCTAATCTCGTAATTTTTTGTGCGTCAAACTCTTGTATATCATAAATGGTATAACCACCCGTAGTAAACAGGTCTTTCATTATGTCCATTACTTGATATAAACTAGGCATTAAGCACGCCCAAAATGACCGATACAAGGCGAATCAGTACCTTTGTCAGTATCATAAAATGCGTTTTCATCTAATTGTGATAGCCACTTATCATGACATTCTTTTGCGTTCTTTAATTTTGATCTATACTTATCGACTAAAATCTCTTGAGTCTCATATGGTGCTCTTGCATCATCAATAAGGTTTCTAAATACGAGCATTTCCACATAACAAACTAGAATCTTTTTAACTTGATATATTGGCGGGGTTACTAAGGTAATATCTGTTGGGTCAATTGCAAAATCACGTAACAATTTACCGTAATATTGATCACCCTCGTACAGGTAAACGTTATCACCTGACACTACCCAATCATCACCATCTTTTTTAACGGCATCCTTCGAGTCGATATCAGTAAAATCAATAGGTTGTAGTATAGTTGCCATTAAATAAGATCCTGTATTTGCTCGGTTAGGTCTTCGGTGTACTGCTTCTTAAATACTTCTTTGTTCTTATCCCATGCACGCTGTATAAAAGGATTGCCCTTATACCCGGGGTGTCTTACTTCTTTAGCAAAGATTCTAGTGCTTCCAATAACAAATGAAAGAGCACCGGTATCTTTAGGTCTGATTATATGAGGCTTTGAACCTTCATACAATGGCTCTATGTATGGTATGTCTTTCTTATCAACAAATATGGATGATCTAAGTCCTTTTGTAACCGCTTGAGTTGCGTTAACTGTTGCGCCTGTAGGGTTCTTAAATCTTGCATTCTTTGTAGCGTAACTCGCTAAACTCTCAGTGGAATTTGCAAGTGAATTACTCGCCGCTCTTGCGAGAAGCGATTTGTCTTGAAGGGTATTGACAAGACGTTCTAATTCTGACAAATCAACGCTGGGCATCTTATTCGCTCTCAGCTTCTTTTGATTCTATATCTTTTACTTTAACCTTTCTAGTTCTTTTCTTAGGCGCTTCATAACCTTTAATATTAGGGCAGTCTTCAGCGCTCTTTTCTTCACCCTGAAAACGATCATCAATTATCTTAGCTTTTGCTTTGATTGAATCAGCCTTAACATCGACATCATAATGCTTGTGTATAGGGAATTTTAAATACCAAATTTTCATATATACCTTTAGAAAAAAGCCCTCCCCCAAGGAGATAAGAGAGAGGGCTATTTATTATGATTGGTCTGCGATAAGAATTACACCACCGGTGTGTTTGTCATTACTTACGTATTTATCCCAGTTTGTACCGGTTGCAAGTTCTGCATCAGTAGGCGATTTGCCTCCGTTTGTCACGTCCCATGCATAACCTTTAACATTTACGCCAAAAGTATAGTCAGTGTGAGAGATAAGTTCCGCACGCTCTTTAGTAACATCCTCGCCCATTGTATTAACAATGTCAGAG